CTCTTTTCATCCCTATGGAGTGGAACTACGAAGGATTCATGGATACTTTTGGATCACCTGTATTCATTACGCCAAAAAATAAAACAATCGGAGTTGACGGTTTACCAATTGAAACAGGAGTAATAGAGCATTGGGACAATGAAGTAGATGGTTTAAAGTCGGATCAAGATAGTTTAAATGAATACTATAGGCAATTTCCAAGAACTGAAGACCATGCATTTAGAGACGAAGCTAAAGATAGTTTATTTAATTTAGTTAAAATATACGAGCAAATAGATTATAATAACGGAGTTAATAACGTAGCAAATATAACAAGAGGTAGTTTTAATTGGGAAAATGGAATAAAAGATTCAAGAGTAATATTTTCACCAAATCAAAATGGAAGATTTTTAATTTCTTGGGTTCCACCTAGAAATCTACAAAATCGAGTGATTATAAATAATGGAACTAAATACCCTGGCAACGAACACATTGGAGCATTTGGTTGTGACTCTTACGACATTAGTGGCACTGTTGATGGTCGCGGATCTAATGGATCGCTACATGGACTAACTAAATTTAGTATGGAAGATGCGCCACCTCATCATTTTTTTTTAGAATACATAGCGAGACCACAGACCGCTGATATATTTTTTGAAGATGTTTTAATGGCTTGTCACTTTTATGGTATGCCTATACTAGCTGAGAATAACAAACCTAGGCTTTTGTATTATTTTAGAAGAAGAGGTTACAGAGGTTATAGTATGAATAGACCAGATAAAATTTGGAACAAACTTTCTGTAACTGAGAGAGAAATAGGTGGTATACCAAACTCAAGTGAAGATATAAAACAGGCTCACGCTTCAGCAATAGAGTATTACATTGAAAACTACATAGGTTTAAAAGAAGAATTATATGGTGATATGTATTTTCAAGAAACATTAGAAGACTGGGCAAGGTTTAATATTAATAATAGAACTAAACACGATGCTTCTATTAGTTCTGGTTTAGCAATAATGGCTTGTAATAAAAACAAGTATAAACCTAACCAAGAAAGAAATTTAAAACCAATTAATTTGGGTATGAAAACTTATGATAATAGTGGTTATATATCAAAAATAAATATGAATAAATGAAAATGTATACTAATAGTCATAGTTCTTTTCCTGATCAGGTAGTACCAGATTCGGAAAAAGAAACTTGGGAATATGGTCTTCGAGTAGGTAGAGCTATAGAAGGTGAATGGTTTTGGGCTGGAAGAGGCGGAGATAAGTTTAATCAAAACTTTCAAAACTTTCACAGTTTAAGACTTTATGCAAGAGGAGAGCAACCAATACAGAAATATAAAGACGAATTGGCTATAGATGGCGATTTATCATATTTAAATTTAGACTGGAAACCTGTACCTATTATACCTAAGTTTGTTGATATAGTTGTAAATGGAATATCACAAAGAACTTATGACATAAATGCTTTTGCTCAAGATCCAGTTTGTTCAAGAAGAAGAACTGAATATGCTAGAGGTTTGATGACAGACATAAATGCTAAAGCCTTTTTAGAGAATGCACAGTCAATGCTTGGTATTGATGCTTTTAACTCTTCTGATAGAGACAACGCACCTCAAGATAAAGAAGAGCTTTCTGTCCATCTACAAATGGATTTTAAACAGTCCGTAGAAGTTGCTGAAGAAGAAGTTATAAGTCAAGTATTGGATAAAAACAAGTATGAACAAGTTAGACAAAGAATAAATTATGATCTAACTGTACTAGGAATAGGAGCAGTAAAAACTAATTGGAATAAATCAGAAGGTGTTGTTGTAGATTACGTAGATCCAGCAACCCTTGTTTGGTCTTACACTGAGGACCCAAACTTTGAAGATATATGGTACGCTGGTGAAGTGAAAGGTGTTAGTTTATCAGAACTTAAAAAAGAGTTTCCTGACTTAAGTAATGCTGATTTAGAAGAAATACAAAAATATCCTGGAAACCAAAACTATGTAAGAAACTGGAATGGTAGGCAGGATAACAACACTATACAAGTACTATATTTTGAGTATAAAACTTATACTAATCAAGTTTTTAAAATAAAAGAAAATAACTTTGGACTAGAAAAAGTTTTAGAAAAAACAGATGGATTTAATCCACCAGATAATGAATTAGGTTTTGGTAAAATATCAAGATCTATAGAAGTACTATATAGTGGAGCAAAGATTCTTGGGCATCCTAAAATGTTGAAATGGAACATGGCTGAAAACATGACTAGACCAGTTGCTGACACTGTTAAGGTTAATATGAACTACGCATTATGCGCACCTAGGATGTACAAGGGTAGAATAAATTCTCTTGTTAATAGAATAACTGGCTTTGCAGATATGATTCAGCTAACACACTTAAAACTACAACAGGTGATGTCTAGAATGGTTCCTGATGGTGTTTATTTAGACGTTGATGGTCTAGCTGAAGTTGATTTAGGTAATGGAACTAACTATAACCCTAGAGAAGCTTTAAACATGTATTTTCAAACAGGTTCTGTTGTGGGTAGATCAATGACTCAAGATGGTGATCCTAATAGAGGTAAAGTTCCTATTCAAGAACTACAAACAGGTTCTGGTGGAGCAAAAATAAATTCATTAATACAAACTTATCAATATTATTTACAAATGATAAGAGATGTAACTGGATTAAATGAAGCTAGAGATGCCAGCACTCCAGATGCTAACTCTTTAGTAGGTTTACAAAAGTTAGCAGCCGCTAATAGTAATACTGCAACTAGGCATATATTACAGTCTAGTTTGTATTTAACTCTTAGAACATGTGAGAATATATCTATGCGCGTCGCTGATTCTTTGCAATTCCCAACTACAAGAATGTCATTGGAAAATAGCATATCTCAATATAATGTAGGAACATTAGATGAACTGGCAGATTTGAATATACATGATTTTGGTATATTTATAAATTTAGAACCAGATGAAGAGGAGAAGGCACAATTAGAACAAAATATACAAATAGCACTTAAGGAAAATCAAATATACTTAGAAGATGCTATTGATATTAGAGAAATTAAAAACTTAAGCTTAGCTAATCAATTTTTAAAATATAGAAGAAAAAAGAAACAAAAACAAGATCAAGAAGCTAAAGAAAAAATGATTCAAGCACAAGCTGCTGCTAATGCTCAAACTGCTGAAAAAGCAGCTATGGCTGAGGTTCAAAAAAGACAAGCAATAGCAGAGACTGAATCTCAATTAAAGAAAGTTGAAGCTGAATTAGCAATACAGAAAATGCAAGTTCAATTAAATCATGACCAACAAATGGCTCAGCAAAATTTTCAGTATGATATGCAACTGAAAAAAATGGATATAGAGACCATAGACAAGAAAGAGAAAATGATTGAAGAGCGTAAGGATCAAAGAACAAGAATACAAGGTACACAACAGAGTAAAATGATTGCTCAAAGGACTAATGATAGTGCTCCTGTTGATTTTGAAAATGGTGGTGGTGCAGGGCAAACGCCGTTTGGCCCAGAAGACTTTGCACTAACCTAGATTATTAATTATTATATTATATTATGTCAGAAGAAATAAAAGAAACAGCTGGAGGAGAATTAACCCAAGGCGAATTTACAATAAAGAAAAAACCAAGAAAATTAGCTAATAAAAAACAAGATGTTGCTAAAGTTGATTTAAAAGAAGGTTTGAAAGAAGAAGTTGTAGAAGAAGACACAAAAGTTGTTTTACCAAGCGACAATGTTGAAAAGGAAAAAGAAGAAGTTGTAGAAGAAAAAAAAGAAATAGTAGAAGAAAATAAAGAAGAAGTAGTTACACAAGAAAAGCCTATTGAAGAAATAGTAGAAGTTAAAAAAGAAAACGTACAAGAACAAAAAGAAGTTAAAACAGCTCCAGAGTCTAAAGTTCCTGAAAACTTAAAAGATTTAGTTAAGTTCATGAATGATACTGGTGGAGATTTAGAAGATTACGTTAACCTAAATAAAGACTACTCAAAACTAAATGATGATTCTATATTATTAGAATATTATAAAAAGACTAAACCTCATTTGGAAAAAAATGAAATTGAATTTCTACTAGAAGATCAATTTTCATGGGATGAAGAAACAGAGGAAGAAAGACAAGTTAAAAAAAAGAAACTTGCTTTTAAAGAAGAAATTGCAAAAGCTAAGCAATACTTAGAAAGTTCTAAAAAAGACTATTATAAAGAAATCAAGTTGAATTCAAATATAGGTACGTCAGAAGAGCAGAAAGCAGCGCTAGATTTTGTCAATACATACAAAGAGAACCAGCAACAGGCAGAAAAGTTACACGGAACGTTTAAAAACGAAACTGTAGAGTTTTTCAAGGGAGATTTTAATGGATTTAATTTCGACGTTGGAGAAAAAGAGTTTAGATATAAAATAAACAATCCTAGTGAAACTGCTGATCGCCAATCTAATCTTAAGTCCGTTTTTAAGAAGTTCTTAAACGATGACGGGAGTGTTAAAGATTACTCAGGTTATCATAAAGCTATTTACGCCGCTAGTAACGCTGATACTGTAGCTAAACATTTTTATGAGCAAGGCAAAGCCGATGCTACTAAAGATATAATAGCTAAATCTAAAAATATACAAGATGGGAAACCTAGAACTACCTCTGGTGGTGATGTATATATAAACGGTTTAAAAGTAAAAGCTATAACAGGCGCAGATGGTTCTAAACTAAAAATTAAAAAAAGAACATAAATTAAAACTAAAACAAAATGGGATTATCTCCAGCATTAGGGCCTAACTTAGAGCCCGCACAAAAGCGAATGGCGTTAACAACAAATTACCTTTCTTTTACAGAAGGTGATAACGACTTCGCACAACAATATCTACCTGAGCTTTATGAGCAAGAGGTAGAAAGATACGGAAACCGAACTATTGGTGGTTTCTTGAGAATGGTAGGCGCTGAAATGCCTATGACATCTGATCAA